ATGGACATCACTCCACCTAGTACGGTAGAGCCAAGCATTGTTATTAGTTCTAGTGGTAATCCAAACATTATTATCTCTCTGGTCTAAGTTTTGGTCTAAGGCTTGTATATTTCTCCATCAATCCTGCAGGTCTTGCCTTTGGTTTTTTAGTAGGCATAAATGTTCCATACATTTCTTTATAAAATTTACCTGCGTTTTTCCATCTTCTCATACCTTCCTTGCCTTTTGGGTTTGAGTGACGTACTACATTTGCAAGTTGAGTTGCGCTTGATACATCATCAAAACCGCTAAGAGATAAGTATGCCATTGCAGCTTTTATTGAAATATCTTTATCTGTCCTTAAAAGATCTGGATTGTTAACTAGGTCTACACCAATAGCATCACCTACTTTTTTATAATTAGTTTTGCCTGTTATCATAAGCGGTCCACGACCTCTATATTTAAAACCATCTCCAGGTAGATTGTTTCCTAATTTGTATTCATCAGTACGGTAATCATCTCCATAAACTATATTGAATATCTCTTCTGAATTTTTAGCCTTTTCTAAAGCAGCTTTTCTTTTCTGCATTATTTCGCTATTGCCTTTTACAAATTTCCTAATAGCACCTGCTTTAGTATAAGGATCTTCTACCATAGCTCGTCCACCGCCTGTCTCTGCATCAAAAGTAGCAACGAAAGCAGCAGCTTGTACAGGATCGAATCTTTCTTTTGCAAAATCTTTTACTTCGTCCATTGTTATTTTAAATTGTTTTGGTTCTTTAGTCGCTACGTTTTTAAGTCCTTCAGTTGTATTGCTTCCTGCCTGACTTAGATCCGTGAGATCCTCTTTCGAACCAGTCTCCTTTTCCAATGCAAGTAATATATCTTCTAACTCCGCTTCCACTCCTGAGCTAAGTTCTCCGATATCACTTATCTTTCGTATTGATTCTTCTGGAATAATACCCTTTTCTTTTAGTACTTTTATTTTTTGCTCTCCAGATAATCTTTTAAACTCAAGCAGTTCTTTTTTAACTTTTCTTTCTCTTTCTATTTCCTGTCTGAGTACCTGGACTGCAGTTTCTTTTTTTACAGGTATTTGTAATATGTCACCCTTTTGTACCCTACCAAACGGATTTTCAACTACATTAGGTATGTTATTTAGTTCTCCTACTTCTTCAAGTGTTACTTTCTCCTTATCAGGTTTATCTCTATTAAAGTCTTCTACTATGCTAAGTACGGATTCACCTTTTTCCACAGTGTGTTGCGATGTTATAATAGTAGTCTGTGGATCAGAGTCTTCTACAAAATCTAATGCTCTTGCAACAGCATTCCTAGTGCCTAGAAGTAGCTCTGTTCTGTCATCAAAATTAATTTCAGGTTTAGACATTGTAGGAGGAGCCATTAATGAATCAGGATTTCTAGTATAGCTACGCTTTACACCAAACATATTTAACCTAGGATGATCTTTGGTGTTTCCAAATATATTAACGTTACTTCTTTTTAGAGATTTAGGTAATGATGGACTTCCTGTAGGTAGCTCCATGCCAAGGAAATACTTCTTCTCATACCCTCTGCCAAACTGTGATGTGTCTGGAGTATATACTTGAGGTCCAAAATATCTCTTGTCTTTATACAAATTCTGTGGTTTTACAGTATCAAATGTAGGCTGAGTAGGCACTTCAAAATCACCAAAACCTGACATGGCCTCATTAAAAATTCTTGTAACTTTTTGATAGCCTGTTTCTTTTGTAGGCTTTGGCTTTGGCCTTTGAACAATGCCCTGTGTTAAAACCTGTGGTACTTCATCGTATGTACTACCTTTGTTTTTCTTTGTGTTTCTTCTAGTAGGAGGAGTATACGTACTTCTTGTAGTAGTATTACGTTGAGCAGGATCAGGCTCAAAGGCTCCAAGAGAGCGAGACTTGGCTGGTGTATAAGACTTAGGCTTACTTACGCTCTTAGCATAATTATCATATACTTGTTTTGTTGTAAATCTAGCTTCGTACATAGTACTTATACCTTTATCATGGTGCTGGGAATATGAGATCGACTGCCCTAGAAGTAACTTTACCAAGGAAGCTACCAGCAGCAGTTTCAACAAGACCAGCCCCATCGCCATCTGCTGCAATAGTTGCAACAGCTATAGCTTTGTCTCTTTCTTTTGCGTTGTCTGCTGATGCCCACGCCCATGCTAGTAAATCTCTTTCTCTTTGTATAACATTGTTGTATGCTGTCATTGTTAAATTATTTGCAGCCAGAGCAGCGTCACGGTTCGCTTGGTTAGCTGCTGCATTTGCTGCTGTAGCAATAGCTTGCGCCCACTGAGCGTTTGCCTGTGCAATAATCAAATGGTTCTGTGCATTGAACTGATCACGTGCATTCTCTTGCTGTGCATTAAACTGTGATAAAGCATTAGCTTCACCTGCGTTAAATCTTTCCATAGCATTTAGTTGCTCTGCATTGAACTGATTTACTTGTGATCCAAGATTAGCAAAGAACTGATCTGATTGATTCTGTGATGATGCATTGAACTGTCTGGCAGCATTCATAGCAGCAGTGTCACTAAGGATAGAGTTTACAGCTTCCTGTGCTTTGAACATAGTCATCTGCTGATTGTTATCTAGGTTAGATAAATCCATTTGCAAGAATGACTGTGCATTTAGTACGGCTGCTTGCTGTCTGTTGTCAAGGTTAGCCATATCCATTTGTGACATGGTAGCTGCATCTGCCATAACCTTAGCCTGTCTATTTGATAGATTAGATAGGTCTACAGTCTGAGCTATTCTAGCATTCTCAAGTGCCACCTGTTGTTCAGCACTAAAGTTTAAGTTGGCTATCTCTGATATACGTGCTGCATTTATAACCTTGGCTTGAAACTTCTGATCAAACTCCATGTTCATAAACCTGGCACGTTGTTCAGCTTTCATCAATGCCATCTCTTGTTTGTTAGCTGCATCCATCTGAGCAATAGGTAATGCTGCTTCCATAGCCGCCTGTGTAATAGCCATACCTGCCATAGAAGTAATAGACAATCCACGTGCAGCCATAGCTGCGTTAGCTGCTCTTATAGCACCTGCAGCCCAGGGTGGTGTATTGCCATAGACTTCAAAGTCCTGCATTAACTCGGCTAATTCACCTTTTACTGTAGCAGCTTGTATTGGTCCTGTGCCAAACGTATCGCCTACTTGCTGTCTGTCTACAGTTGGTCCATCTACTAGCTGATCAGGTGTGGCTAATAAACGTGCAACAGGCTCTACTTGTTGAGCCTCATCTAGTTGTGCTGCTTCTAGTCCTAATGCTGATCCTGCAGTAGGGTCTATCTGCTCTGCTGCTATTTGAGCCTGTTCGTTTACTTGTCCTTGAGCAGCCTCTCTAGCTTCTGCACTTGCAGCCACAGCATCTGCTGACATAGCAGGGTCTATCTGTGCAATCTGATCAGGCGCTGTGACTTGTGCAGCTTGTGCTGGGTCTGCAAACTGTAGAGGTACAGCTTCTCTTATCTCTCCTGCTTGTCCTGTGCCAAGAGGTATTAATGCTGCTTCACCCCCATCATCAGATACTACATTAGCTACAGTAACAGGCTTGGTAGGATCATCCATTATTTGTCTTGTTAGTTCTGATCCTTTTGGTAGTCCCTCATTAACACCTGAGCCAATAATTGTAGGTACACCAGTAGCAGGATTTACAGCTACGTTGCCACTACCACCTGTTGAGGTATTTAACATTTGACTAAAGGATGGACCTGCTGTGTAGTTTGCACCTGCAGTGCCTGGACTAGTTGTATATGTAGGAGCTTGTTGTGTGTATACAGGAGCTTGTTGTACTGGTGCAGGGGCTGGTTTAGATCTAGGTTCACGCCCAGGATCTGGTCTTATAACCGATGTTCTTGACCTTCCTTGATCATCTGCCACAGTAAATCTATCACGTACATTACCAGAACTCAAAACATCTTTTGCAACTTGTCTTGTGTGAGGATGATCTGCACCAAGTTTTTCTTTAAAAAAGTTGTAGGTTCCCATGTTTGCATTTATAGGCTCCTCAATCATACGCCTAGCTGCCATAGTGTACTTACCCATCTTTGCTGCTGCTGCAGGGCTGGCTGCAAGGAATGCCTGTATAGACTTACTATCCATTGGCCCATCATAGCCCAGCGCTGGTAAGATTTTCTTTGCCATTGTCTCAGGCTTGAATCCCATAAATTTTTTAGCCATTTTTTATTTCCCTATTTGCATCCACAGTGATGCGGCAATGAATGTTATTACTGCTACGGTTGACATCTTTACAATAGTAGACCAAACACCTCTTCTTGTATCACGCCATGTTTCTAGTAAGTTACGCATCTCAATTATATCTTTACGTGCAGCGTCATCGTGTAATCCTACCTCACGCAATGCTGCTGTAGCACCACGCTTTGCTGCACGATCTAGCATTTCTTCTAATTCTTCTGGTGTAATGTTAGTCATTCTTTATTTACGTATGCGCTTAAATCTATACTGGGTGTGTGTTCTATTATCTTAACAGTTTCCCAGTCGCCACTCTCATTTATCCTTTGATATATAGAATCTACATCAAGTGAAGTACCATAAAGGTTTCTACACTTTAAAACTCTAGCCTTTACTTGATCCACAGTTTGCCCATATAAAGCTTCACTATCAAATTGAGATGAACTGTAATACAAACCTTCTCCCGACAAGTTAACTATTTCAGCATCTGTTAGTTTTTTATCAGTAGCCCATGACCATCCTGCTTCAGCAGAACCTACTACTTGACGTACATTAATATATGTAGTTGGCTTATTGTCTAGTGTGTCTTTCATGGCAACAACAGTTGCTTCAGCATCTTCTAAAGTAGCATGTCTTGTATTTGCATAACCCCAATACTCTAAAGTATCATCTGTTAAATCTATACCGTTTACAGTAGTACCGTTAACCATTATGTTGAACCCCAAATTGTTCCATTATTTGTTACACTAGCCCAGTCTACTCCTCCCCAAGCAGCGCCTCCATTAGCGCCTGTCTGGTTTCTTGCATTACCTCCTTTAGCACCGTAGCCGCCTCCACCGCCACCGCCACTATCCGTTCCGCTAACAACTGCGTTACTTCCAGCAGAGTTATAAGCGCCACCGTTACCTCCATAACTGTTACCACGATACCCACCAAACGCACCTCTGCCACCACCGTCACCCCCTGACTGTCCTACTCCTATCCTATATCTACCTATGTTGCCTGTTATTGCGCCTGATACAGTGTCAACTCTACGTCCACCACCGCCACCATCACCACCATCATTAGAGTCAGCACCACCGCCTCCACCGCCAGCACCACCTCCATACCCACCTCTAGGGTTTGTCCTGTAGCCATTATAGCCATAACCGTTAATGCCACCACCAATAGGGTAAGGCCCACCGTTAATAACTGAGCTTGGATAAGGACCACCTTGCCCCCCACCAGCGCCTCCACCACCAGATCCCATGTCATTACCTTTACTATCATTGGCTCCAGCGGCTCCACCACCGCCACCACCAGCTAGATATGCACCTGAATTATTAGTGAATACTACGCCTGTAGCAGCGTTTGAAACAGCATCCCCACCATATTGTATTCCTAATGATCCACCTGGACCAGACTGTCTATATTGTCCCCTGCCTCCCTTGCCCATAATAATACCGTTATTTATTAAATGTAACTTATTATTAAAAGCATTTGAAATAGTTAAAGCGGCTGTTGTGTATACATTAGATATAATCCATACACCGCTATTAATAGTAACTACTGCTGTAGCACTACCATTCCATCCTGCATTAGTTAGATATGTTTCTAAATTTAAATTAGTTTGGTTACTAGAGATAGTAAATGATTGCTCACTAGAAGCTCCATAGTACAAAGATATAGCATGATTTCCATGCTGATCTCCTACAGAAATAATAGACCTTATGTCCGTATCATTAAAAGAACACTCAGTGCCGCTAACACCACCTGCTTCTATGTGCAGATCATTTAAAGATATTTGACCGCTAGTCTGAAGAGCCATTCTTTAATTCCTCTATCTCAGCTTTTAATTCTTTTATAGCTTCAATAAGTAATCCATGAAGCTGATCATACTGAACTGTTTTATATAAACCTACATCACCGTCCATTTGAAAATGTAACTTCTTTTCTTGAACAGCACTAGGTAATACTTTTTCTACCTCTTGAGCTATTACACCTGCAGATTTTTTACCATCATTATTATATACAAAGGTGTATCCATTAAGCTGATCAACTTTATCTAATGCACCCTCTATTTTTTCTATGTCTTTTTTTAGTCTTTCATCTGAAATAGTAGTGGAGTATGCAACAACGTTTGACTTAACATGCATGTCTCCATCGTTTTCTGTAATAAAACTTTCAAAGAAAGCATTCTTAAATTTTAGTGATGTTGTACCTATGTCAACAGTGTTTGTTGTTTTAGGTCTTAGTACAGAAGCCGTTGCCACTATGTCCTGTGATGGTCCTATCGTTTCAATAGGTGCGCCCTCTGATGCTGTGCCATTGTGAGTGTGTCCAGTAGAAGCATTAAAAGCTGACTCTACCTGATTGTATTCATTGTTTATATCAGCAGCATCAATAACGCCACCTGTAACAATATTAGCTGTTGCTTGTCTTGTATAACCTGCCATAATTACTGCCTATCATGTTGTCTGTACTCAAGCACTGCTGTGTCAAGAGTGAAGGTTGGATTTGTTGAGTTATCTGTAATACGCATAGATACAGTTTTAAAAGAACCTATTAGGTTTTCAAAAAACACTTTATCTAAACTGCCACCGTATGTACCTGTACCGTACAAAGAATTTGGAGAACCAAATACAAATACACCACTAGCAGTTGGAGTAATAAAAGTCAAGTTAGTATTGTCTGTAAGAGTTACTGGTGTATCTAGAATAATGTTCTGTTGATTTGAAACCCCTGTTACTTTTACAGTTCCTGATATACCTGTTCCCACAACTATTTGACCTACTAAAATATTTCCTGAATTATTGTCTACAGCCAAAGTTGAACTTGATGTAACTGTACCATTGACAATAGCCGTTGCAGTTGTACTACCTGCTGTAGCTATGTTTATCTTAGGAGGTTGTACTACAGAGAAATCATTTGATGAATCGAAGTCTAAGTTAAACTGCACATCCAGATTCATTTGTCCAGTAGGTTCTGCATAAAGTGTTAGCTTGTATAAAGTTTTTCTTAACTGGGAATCTGTTATGGGCATGTAAGGAGATTCATAGATAGATTCAATTTTCTCACTATCAAAAGAATTACCTGAATCCATTTCATAACAGAAGCCATCATTATTGGCAAACATAACTACTTCATCTGATCCTGCATAAGTACTATCTGCAACGTTAGCTTTTATACCTTTAGTTGTAGACCAACTTATACCTTCGCCACCCTGCGATATAAATTTAGTTGCAATTAAACCTTGAGCAATAGACTTTTGAACAGAAGGTAAGTATGAAAATATTCTGTACTGTGATTTGTTTCTAACTAATACAGAGCAAAAATTATCCGTTTGTGCAATAAACTCTTTTGCATCATTAACTATACTGTCTGAGGCTACGTCTAATGCAAAATCACCAATACGATCTGTAGCACCTAAGAGCCTAATACCATCTGGTGAAAGATAAATTATGTCTCCACCAAATTCTTGTATTGTGTCTGAGTTAGTACATCCTATCTTGTCTGTTATAGGCTCAAGGGTAAAGTCAGACGCAGTATTACCTACTAATCTTTTTATTGTGTCAGTTGTAAATATGATAAGCTGCTCACGAAATACTATCATACCTGTTATATCGTTTGCAACATTTATAGTACCTGCACCATTGGCTACACTAAAATCATCTATGGTAGCTGGTGCTGTAAAAAATATGTTATGGCCTTTGGCAAAGAATGCTGTGTTCTTAAATATTACAGCGTTGTCTGCCCCTTCTATATCAGCAGAGTCTGAAGAGGACATAAACGACATAGTATTAGCAGCAGATTCATATATACCAGGATAACCTTTACCATCAACAAATAAAGTCTTTTCTACTCCTGTAAAATTAAAACTAAAGTGTCTTGACTTTAAAGTGTTTGTAGCTGTACTAGTTCCTATCTGCGTCCAATCTGTTCCTGTTCCGTAGAAATATACTGTCTTACCAACCTGACTAGAAGAGAATGTACCAAAAGTAAAAACAGTATTATCTACAAAGTTGGCATTTGTTTGACCACTAGATAAAGTCATACTATTCTGGTCTGCTGCAATAGTAGCTACTGTTACATCACCACTAATACCTGTACCTGTCACAAACATGCCTACTTTTATATTAGTGATAAAACTAAGAGCAACATTGTCTGCTAAGGATACTGCTGTGTCTAATACAATAGCAGTCTGACTAGTTACTGTTTTTACTGTAACTGTACCAGTAATACCTGTACCTGTTACAAGCATCCCTTTAGTAATAGTACCAAATGCTGCACCAGTACCAGCTATGCTTATGCCTGTTATCGGACCTGTAGTTACAGCCGTACCTGCGATACCTACAGTTGCTACTGTGCCTGTTACTATAGCAGTTCCTGCGATACTTGCAGTAGCTATAGTACCTGATATTACAGATGTTCCTGCTATTGTAACTGCTGTTATTGCACCTGTTCCATCTACTGTACTTACAGTTATTGTTGCATCATTAGCAGTGGTAGCACCATCTAATTGTGTACCTACAATAGTAATTGTTTCACCTACTGCGTATCCTGAACCTGCAGCACCTAT